TATTTGTGCCACGCACACGAAGTTGGCCTTGCACATCAAGTTCTACTTCTGGGATAGCTCTACCAATAGCAACACGATTTGTAGCTGCATCAATTACCAATGTAGTTGTATCAAATTTCACACCATTAGGAATGCTTACATTTGAAGCATTGAATAATACCGTATCTGTTGAGCTATTACCAAGTGTTACCCCTTCATTAAAAGAAGCTGGTCCATAAAATGTAGCATTGCCCTGAACATTTAAATCATCACTATTGATCCATTGATCTGTAGCTGAACTATATTGTAAGAAATCATAATTTGCTGGCGAAGTGATTAAGATATCAGATAGTTGAGATAATTCACCAGGGGTAGGAACTATGCCACCGTATGTCACACCATCACCAATCCAGAATGGTGATAGACCAACACTAGCGTAGTCTGTTAAGTAATATGGTTCGCCAGGCAACAGCAGAGTAATAATTCTCTGCACGTCCGTGCCTCTTTTTAATTGTAATGCCATCAAAAATCTCCTTTGTTTTATTAGCTAAAATCGTAATTTACCGCAGCGCCGTTTGAATTTCTACACAATCTTGGGTATTGAACAACGCTGTAAGTCTGAGCATAATACTCTGTTGGCAATGTTGTGTATTGCACGTTATTTATAGGATACTTACCTTCTTCAGCAGGCGTCCAATTTTGTATCATTGCAAAAGTAACAAATCTATTACCAGCTGGAAATTCTACAGTTGAAAAGACTGGTCTGCTTGTTGGCGGCATTGTAGAACAATAATTGCCACCAGATATTGTTGTGCCATCATCATTAAAATTGCAATATGCAATAACTTCAGTTCCGTTTATTACATTATAATTGATAGTCTTTAAATGCACTGCTGAATTACTTGGAGCCCACAATAAAAAACTGCCTTTAGTAAATGGTCTAATTTCAGCAATAGGTGTTCCATGACCGGGAATAGTAAGCGTTGGCATTGAAGTCCCATAACATGTTAATGTTTTTGTTCCACCAGCAGTAATATATTTTCTAGGAACCTGATATGTGCCACCTATGCGTTTAATACGAATAGGATTTGTAGATAGTTGTTGGCAATTATCCATGATAAAATCAAGTTCACTACCAAAATCTACATTTATGCTTGATCCACTTCCGCCACCGCTTGGAGTTGTATCAGTAACACTTGGAATCCAATTATTACCATCCCATTTAAGCACAGCATCAACTGCTGGTGGTTTTGTTACAGTATCAACATCAGTCAATTCATTAATAGATGTAACGGCAGCAACACCACCAGTAGCACTGATAGTAATTGTGCCGGCATTGGCTTCTGCTGTAATTTCAATTCCATCGCCAGCAATAAATGTAATAGTATCATTGGTGTATGGAGTCTGAATGCTATCACCAGCTTGAATAATCTTAAAGTTGCCTGATGCGTTTTGCATTGTTTGCACTGCACTAGGTGGAATACCAAAGATTTCACCTAATGCTGTATCGCCTAAGGCAGCCATTGCCACTGGATATAATTGTTGATATGCAAAATATGCAATAGCACCCATTGCTAATGGTCCGATTAAATCGGCCATGCTACCAGTTACTTGTGTAGTATCACTGACCGCATCTGTAACTTGCACTGGAGCCCAGGTGATTGCGGTTGTTGGTGCACTAAATGGACCAAATGCAGTTGCATTACCACCACGCACTTTAAACAAGTATGTGCCAGCTCCAAGATCAGCAGCACGGAATGTTAAGCTAGTATCTTCATTGTATGGCGCTCCATTACTATTGCGTCTTGTGCCTAGTAATCTATAAGTCGCTCCTGCATCACTGCTATACCAGAATTCAAAGCGATCAACAATACCACTTGGAGTTAGGCCAGTGATATCAATTGCTGGCACAGCAACTAAATTGATTAGCGTAGTAGTTGGAACATCTGGTGTGCCAATTACTGCAATGCCTGGAATACCAATTGCTTCACTTGGCACACGTGGACGTCGTGGTTGGCCACCAGCAGTATACATTGTGCTGTCATATTCTTGTGCTGTGATTTCAACAGCAAGACCACCATCATCACCTTCAACTTCACGCACACGCACTACACGGAATGGTTGTGTTGTCCAGCCATATACACTGCTGCTTACGGTGATAACATCACCAGCTTCAGTGTTGATTTTACTGTAGTCACTGGTAAATGTGATTACTTGATCCATACGGTTCTGGTATAGTTCTAAGTAACCAATTTCACGAGCTTGCAGAGGTTCGTTTAGCAAGTCTAAACGAACTTTTAATACATTGTCTGGTTCATTTGCGTTACGGAATTCAGATGGCAAATCAATACGAATGCTATCAATCTGATCGCGCAACTGACGATGTGGGAATTCAACTTCCACAGCATTATACATATTGTCTAAGTTGGTGCCAGTCAAGTCAATGCCAGAGATGATATTGCTGTCATCAAAAGCTAAACTTGGGCTAACGTCACGGTTGATTGTGACACCCCATAGTCCTGTGCCAATGTCATAGTTTACAAAGCAGCCTGTGTTGCTGGCTAACTTTTGTAAGTTGGCCATAACATTGTCAGTTGGGTTGATTACACCGTTGATCTGATAACGATTTGCAAGTGTTTTTACAGTGTCGTCTTCTTCATCCAAGTAGCTGACAGTGTCATCAGCATAGTTGTTTAATGCAACTAGACTAGCAATGTCAATCATTGTAGAATCAAAACCAGCACCAGATATCTCATTGCGCAAATAACTGTAAATTGCATCGCCAGGCTTGAACAAGTTGTTGCTTAACTTGAACTGAATGTCTTGCAAACCAGTAATATTTTTATCGCGGTTATAACTTAACTTTACCAGGGCAAAGCTCAGATTGTCCATTGTGCTGGTAGAAGTCCAGCCTGGCATTAGTGTGTTTGCAGCGCCTGGTAGTGCTGGTAATGTGCCTAAATAATCACCCAAATCACTTGGCAGTGTAGGACTAGCACTACCATTCTTATACAAGTAGATCTTAACTAATCCACGTGCGCTAGTGTCAACTACACCGTCTTGGTTTACAATGTAATCAATTGTAACGCCATCAGCTTGAAAGTAAACACGTTGGTTGTTCCAATAAACTTCATCGAAGCTGGTTGTGACAGCGGCGCCATCACTTAGACGATTAACGGTTGGCACTTCTGCTACGGTCAAGCAATACCACATGGTCTGATTTGCATCAGCAATTTGTGCATCAGTAATCTTACCACCCAGGTAAGCACTACCAAAAACAAGTGGGATTGGGTTTGTTGTATCCGGTGCTAACTGTAAACGCACACCTTGATCAACTGTGGCTGCACCATTGTCGTTGCCAGTTGCTTTATTGATTAGTCGGCTTACACCATACGCAATTAAAATACGAACTAATGCACTGCCAATACTTGAGCTGCCAACTGCGGCTGCTGCTGCTGTTAAAAAACCTGCCATATCTTATTCCTTAATCCAATGACTCTCAACACATCTCCAACCACGCTTGCTGAGATCTAAATCACTGCTGCCTGGTTGAGTGGACAAGCTAACTTGATCCACTAATTTATCTCGGATAAATCTTTCGCAGTCTTGTTCCCAACGGATATACAATTCTGCACTTAATCTTCCTCTACGGTGAGCTGGGTCAACCCACCAAAATAATTCACGCATTCTACTGCGACTTGCAATCCAAGGATCTTGTTCCCGCATTGCTCCTATCATACCAACCAACTTGCCATCTTTTTCTGCTACAATTAGATATTGGTGCAGCACTAAGTTAAGCAAACGAAATCTTGCCGCAGCTAGATCTTTTTCAGTCCACTCAGCATAATCAATCAGACTAGCTGAGGCAAAATCTGTTAACAAACTTAAAACTTGTTCAATGTCGTTAACAGTGGCAGACCGGATCATGTGTTTAGCTTTTTACCAAAGTCAAAGTTGCTGGTGACAATAGCTGCCACACGGTTAAAGCCAGTGTCTGCAGGATAAAAGTATTTGCGATCTGAATCATTTGTTTTCTGGCCTGTTATCTTTTGTTCTAGCACTCGAACAATGCTTGAGCAACTAACGCTGACTGTTGTGGTTGAAGTTCCTGAGAACTGATTGAACTCGTCATTGAAACTGTAGTTCGCAATAATACCTTTAAATCTAATACTTGGATTACCAGAGATATTT